CAGCTACATAGCAGAGCGCAAAGCTACAGACGGTGGGCTGTGCGAGGTGTGCCATGATCAACCCGGCTACATTGTACACCACAAGATCATGCTGACACCTGGCAACATCGATAACCCGGATGTATCTCTCAACTGGGGAAACTTATCGTTTGAGTGCAAGGCGTGCCATGATCTGCATGAGGGTCACGGTGTACTCAATGTGACACCTGCCTGTTGTGCTTTTGACATTGAGGGTAATCCGGTAGCGCGCCTGCACTCCCCCCTCAAAAATTGGTAAAAATTTCCAGAGCCGGACCGATGGGCCACCCTCAAAAAAATTCGCAGGGAGTTTTCAGACCCCCCTCCCAAAACCCAAAGAAAGGAAGAGCAAGATGGCGCGTGAAAAGACCAAAGAAGCCCGCGTCAAGGCGGAGAAGCAGCGACTTAAAAAGCAATACCGTGGACTTGACGAAAAGAAGAATCAGGTAGTCGCCGGATTGATCGACCGCGCCGCGTTTATGCGTGTGGAGCTGGAGGACATGGAGGCCGACCTGCAGGAAAACGGCTGGGTGGAAGAGTTCCAGCAAGGGAAAGCCCCGCCGTATGAGCGGGCACGCCCGGCAAGTCAACAGTACAACTCCACCAATGCCAATTACACAAAGATCATCAAGCAGCTTAACGACCTGCTCCCCGATGTCGCGCCGACCGATGATGGCGACGGCTTCGACGATTTCGCAAATGGCCGAAAAGAGGTTTGACCGTGCGGCGCGTGGAATACGCGGATAGCTACAACCCTATCCGCGAATACTGGAACGCGATCCAGAGCGGTGAAGAGGTCGTAAGCGCAAAAATAAGAAAAACCTACCAGCACATTATTTGCCAAATGGATAACCCGGACGAATATTTTTATTCCCCCGCGCGGGCGAATCACGTGTTGGAATTTTTTGAAAACTACTGTCACCATTCCAAGGGCAAGCAGGGCGGCAACCTCGTAAAGCTGGAGCTGTGGGAAAAGGCGTTGCTTGCCACGGTGTTCGGTTTTGTTGATATCGAGGGCAATCGGAAATATAGAGAGGCCCTGCTGATCGTCGGAAAGAAGAACGGCAAATCGCTGCTGGCATCCGGCGTGGGCAACTATATGCTGCTGGGCGACGGCGAACAAGGTCCAGAGGTGTACGCGGTTGCCACAAAACGCGATCAGGCCAAAATCATTTGGCTTGAAGCAAAGCGGATGATAAACAAATCACCTGCTTTGCATAAGCGGGCAAAAACGCTGATTGCGGAGATAAGCAGCGAGGCGTACAACGCGGGCAGCTTTAAACCGCTGGCATCCGACAGCGACACGCTGGACGGCCTCAACATCCACTGCGCATTGATGGATGAGATCCACCAGTGGAAAAATGGCCGCGCGCTGTATGACATTATCGCAGACGGCGTGACCGCGCGCGAACAGCCGCTTGTGTTTATGACCTCAACGGCGGGCGTGGTGCGGGAAGATATCTACGATGAAAAGTACGAAGAGGCCGAACGCGTTATCAACGGCTACGGCGACCCGGACGGCTACCGGGATGAACATTTCATCCCGTTTGTATACGAGCTTGACCGCCGCGAAGAATGGACAGACCCGGCGTGCTGGAAGAAAGCAAACCCCGGCCTCGGAACGATTAAGAGCCTGAATATTTTGGCCGACAAAGTGGAAAAGGCAAAGCAGAACCCCGCGCTCGTAAAGAATCTGGTATGCAAGGAATTTAACATCCGCGAAACTAGCAGCGAGGCATGGCTAAGCTTTGAGCAACTGACCAACCGCGACACCTACCACCTCGACCCGGCGGGAAAGTTTCAATCCACCCTCCCCGTGTGGGGAGGGACAGCAAAAGCCTCCAAATTTCTTCGAGCTTTTGCGCCAAAATGAGCCATTTTTCCCTTTTTCTTCTCACCCGCTTTCTTTCGTGCGATCAAATCCTGTGTTTTTTCGCCCGCTTTTGCTCATTCGTCGCCCTTGGGGCAGCCTTGCCTCGGTGCGAAGCCGCCTTACATTCTCTGTTCGCTTGCCATTCGCACCAAGGCCGTGCGCCTCACAAGATCAGAACTTCGTCCTGTGCATAGTCCGGGTGCACCCCGATGTGCTCCACCTTGCTTTTGTAGTTGTTGCCCAACTGATAAAAGCGCAGGCTGTCCTGCCGCTCGTCGATCAGCGCCGTAAGTTTCGCCTTGAACACCGCATATTGCGCCGCGTCCAGCAGGCACTCGAACACCGAGTTCTGCACCCGCTGGCCACAGTTCACGCAGGCTTTGGCCACTTTGCGCAGTCGCTTGCGGCCCGCCGCGGTTTCGGTGTTCACATCGTAAGTCACAAGTACCAGCATCCTGTTTTCCTCCGTTCGGCCTCGCGCGCAGAGCGATTTCTCTTCGCATCACTTCCAGAAAAACGGCGGGTATGCCTCCATATCGCCGCGAATCGTGCGCGCCAAAAGCAACGCCTGCACGTAGGGCACCAGACCCCACGGCATTTTTTCGCCCAGGAACGGATGCTTGAGCTCTTCCTGCTTTTTCTTCTGCCACTCGTTCAAAAATTTTTTGCGCCCCTGCTCGGTCAGCCACACGGCACCGCTCTCCTGCCGTTGCAGATGCTCCGCCGTGAGGATCTTCTGGTTCACGCACGACAGTACGAATCGATCCGCGTACACGGCGCGCAGCTCTTCCATCAGGTCCAGTGCCAGACTGTTCCGGCCCGGGCGCGGCCGGTGCATAAAGCCCACATAAGGGTCCAGCCCCACGCTTTCCAGCGCGGCGGCACAGTCGTTTGCCAACAGCGTATAGGCAAAGGAGAGCAGCGCGTTGATGTTATCCAGCGGCGGGCGGCGGCTGCGCACGGTAAAGGCGAAGTCGCTTTGCTGCTGCAGCACCAGCGCGCCAAAGCCGTCGAAATAGCGCTGCGCCGCTTCACCCTCCAACCCGCGTAGTTGTTCGAGGTCTTCGCAGGTGTCGATCAGCGGCAGGGCCGCCGCAAGCTGCATCGAAAGCGTTTTCAGCTTGTCCACCGGCACGCGCTGCGGGTGGTCACGCGTCGCGCGCTCCAGCACCCACCGCGCGTTATACACCTTGCCCAGCACAAAGCCGCGCGCGTAGCGGCAGCTCTGCGCCGGGTCCTCCGCGATGCGGTACTGCGCCATGCGCAACAGTACATTGCCGCGTTCTTCGCCCACCGTGCGCGCCAAAAAGCGCCCCTGCGGCGAAAAGAAGCACAGGTCGATGCCCCGCGCCGCGCACGCGCCCATCAGCTTCGGGGTCGCGCCGTTGTAGGTGAACGAAACGATGGCTTGCAGCGTGTGCAGCGCAAAGCGCCCCACCTCGGTCTGCCCGCGGCTGACCACCACGTTTTCTCCGTCCAGCGAGAGGCGATTTTCCGGCGTGAGTACATACAGGGTATTCAGCAGATGCCTCATGGTGTTTCCTCCAGATGGCTTTGGATGTAGCTGCGCGCATCCAGTCGGCTGCACAGCTTGGGCAGGCAGAGTTCTTTCAGCGAGCAGGCGTTGCAGAACGTGCCCGGCTTCACCTTGGGCGTATAGCCCCGGTCGAAATACTGCCGCATTTCTTCGGCCATCGCCTGTGTTTTCTGTCGCAGGGCGGGCGTAAGCTCCACGATCTCGCGGCGGCGGGTCTCCTCGTAGAACAGCGCGCCCCGCGCCACCTCGCACACCAGCATTTCTTCCAGCGCCATGGCCTGCGCGCACAGCTGCAGGCGGTCGGCATCGTTTTCCTTGCTGTGGCCGTGCTTATACTCCACCGGCATGGGCCGCCATTTGCCCGGCCAGCTTTGCAGCGGCACGCCCTGCGCATCGGCGCGGAACTCCACCACATCGCAGGCACCGCTCAGCCCCAGCCGCCCGCAGCTTACCCGCATCCCGCGCACGAGGATGAGATCCCCGCGCTTTTCCACAAAGTTTTCGTCGTGTGCGCGCTCATGTTCCAGGCGGCCTTCCGCCGTGCGCAGATTTTCGCTCCACTGCTGCTCGATGTGGATCAGCGCCCACTGCCGCCGGCAAAAGCAGAAATGCTGGATGCCGGACATGGGGAGGAAATCATCCGCCTGCTGCGCCGCCATCAGCGCAGCTCCCGGATCGTCACGCCCGCGGGTGCCGCCCCGATCGTAATGTCGTAATCCTCGAACGCGCGCGGCATACGCTCGCCGCAGTTTTTCTGCGCCTTGACCAGATCGAACAGCTCGAAGCTGGGCGCGTCACCCAGCGGCGAATCGTGCTCGAAGAGGATCAGCTTGCGCGTTGCCATACGGCCGCGCGCCGCCGAGTGGTCCAGCTCGAACATATTCAGCAGCGCATCCCAGAGCACCTGCAGATCTGCCTCGCCAAAACCGGTCTTGGCCGCCAGTGCCGGAGAGAAGAAGCCCTCCATGCGGTACAATCCGTAAGGCACCACATATTTGCGGCCCATCGTGCGGTTCGCCGTCGGGTCCTCGTTTTCCTTGGTGGACGCCATGCGGGTGATCGTGACCTCCTGCTGATAGATGGGGTCCACACTGCGCGCGAAGCACAGTTGCACCGGCCCGCGCACCTGCCCGCATTTGTAATCGCCCGTGTCCATCACCGCGCCAAACGTGCGCACATCGAAGTAGCGCTTGCACATATAGCTGCGCGCCTGCGCGCGGGCATCTTTCGCTTTCGGGTCCAGCCCGTAGGCCTCATAGGTCTGCTGCATCCGTGCGTTCAGCACCGCGCCCTCGGTGACAAAAATATCGTAGCCGTTTTCGGCGGCGTGCGCCGCCTCCACATAATTGCGCACCTTGCGCTTGATGCACACATCGGTGACCAGACCGAGCGAGGTCTGCGGGTCGATGCGCGGCATATTGCCCGCGTCCGGGTCACCGTTCGGGTTGCCGTTGATCACTTCAAAATACAGCACAAAGTCACAGCGATTTTCTACAGACATAGTCGGTTCCTCCTTTAAGTTTCATCCGTGTGTGTTTCGGCGGGCGCATCCGCGTTCTTCTTCTGGAAGAACGACTGACGCTGATGATAGTATCCGACCAGGAATTTGCACTGGGCGTTGGCATCCTGCGAATCCGGGAACGCATATTTTCCGTTCACGCCCTGCTGCAGCGAGATGCGCTCCATCACTTCCGCGATCTCTTTTTTGCGCACCACCGCCGCCGCGCGTTCCCTTGGTTCGCCCTTTTCCAGCTTGGACAGGTGCTTGTCGTTCAGCGGCAGCAGTGCCGCGAATGCCATCTGCGGCGTTGCCAGCGCCGAGTTGAGATATTTGTCCGCCACGCTCGCGTTCACCTCGCCCAGAGCCAGGTATTGCGTATTTTCGATCAGCGCGAACAGCCGCCCCATGCAATAGGCGAGATCCGTTTCATTTCGATCCAAGGCCACTTTCAAAACCTCCCTTTGTTCCTGTCGATTGATCGTCGCTTTCAAAATCGCCGCGCGCAGTGCGGAGACCGTGCCTTCCGCGCGGATGCGGCGCAGCACCGCCTGACAAAGCGCGGGCGGATAGGGCGCGCCGCTCAAGATACTGCGCAGCAGTGCCGCGTCCATCGAGTCCGGGATGTTCTCCGCTTTTCGGTCCAGCACGCCCTCGACCAACAACTGATAGGGCGACGGATACGGCGTGCGCATCCCCACGATCTCCATCAGACGATAATGCTCGGCCAGCCTCTCCACCAGATCACCATAGCCGGATTGCTGGAAAAAGCGCACCACAAGCCGGGTCTTATTGGCCGCAAGGCCCATCAGATAGAACTGCATCTGCGCCGTTTGCGGTTCCAGCACCGCCTTGCCGCCCTCCGTCACACTGCGCAGCAACGCGCGGATGCGCTCGGTCTGCGCCTCGTCCAGGTTTTTGCTTTTTTCTTCGTTTTCCGTTTTGCCCTCGGCGGGGTCGTTTCGCGCGCCCATAAAGAACGCGATCAGGCTTTCTTCCTCTGCCGCCTCGCGCTCGGCCCAGAAGATCACCCGGTCCTTGCCGATGTTGACGAAGTGATGCCGGTCGCGGCACAGCATATTCAGCGCCGTGACGTATTCAAACGCGGCTTTCTGCCCCACCGGCGCGTTGGCGCCCTGCCTGCCGTAAAGGCCGAACGAACAGAACGAATCCTGATTAAAGCCCACCAGCGTGGGTTTGTCCATGCCAAACCCCGCCACATTGCCGTGCAGCAAGGCCAGAGGGGCCTGCTCGCCCGTGACCAGGCATTGGATCGTCGGCTGCTGTGCCGTGGCCCTGGCCTGATACCGCTCCCATGCGTCGCGCAGCGCGGGCCGCTCGTGCAGATAGTTTGCTTCGCCCTGCAGACGGAACACCACAAACGCATTTTCTTTTTTCAAAAGCTCCGTGTCGATGCCGGGGTATGCCACGCTACCCTGCGTTCGTTTGGCGAAAAAGCGCAGCAACGCCTGTGCGCCCGCGTCCGTGCAGCCGTTCAGCACAGCTTCGTGTTTTTCGCGGCTGGCCGCAAAGCGATAGGCCGCGCCCGCCGGGTCTTTATAGAGGCCGAACAGAAAGGCCACCGTCTCATACAAAAAGGCTGCTTCCGGTTTTTGGCCCGAGCGCTTGGGCGGCTGCGGCACCACCATCTGCCGCGGCACCAGCTTTTTGCCGCTTGGCTCCTGCAGGGAATTCACGGCGATCAGCTCACCCTCCGGCGAAAGCACCAGCTCCGCGCTCACGCCCGCCATCGCGTAACCCGGCGGAATGATCACGCGGGTCGGGTCATCCTGTGCCATCGCGCGCTGATAATACCCACACAATGCTTCAAGCATCCCGCTTCACCTCCGGTCGGATCACCCCATTGCGCATCACGGCATGGAAAAAGCGCGGGTGACATTCGGTCTCGCCATAGTCGATGTCGTAGAGCATAAAGCCGAGGTCCAGCTCGTCCAGGTCTTTGTACGCGCTCTCCGGCCGCGGCGCGTCCTCCACAAGGCTCACCCACGCCGGAAATTCGCGGCAGCCCAGGCAAGGGGCCTGAAAATGCTGCCCCTTGCGCAGGCGGCGCAGCAGCATATTGTAGAACCCCGCCGGTGTGTCGCGCTCGCCCATCGTGGCCGCGTCGATCTCGAAATGCCCGTCCACCAGATAATCCACATCGCGCAGCACCATCGATGCGCGCTGCTGGCGGTCCTCGGTCGGGTCCAGATGATAGTCTGCGCCCGTTTTGGCGGCCTGCCGGATGTTGCCCAGCTTTGCCACCGAGCCCACCTCGTTGCGGCGCACTGCGTCAAACCGGATGGGGTTGAGCACCGTGATGGCGTCGATCACGTACTTCATGCCCGGGTGCCAGAACACGCTTTCCAGAATGCCGCGGGCCGCGCTGGGCGTGATGACCGAATAGCTCATTCGCTCCGCCTTGCATTCCGGGCGTGTGAACAATGCGGCGTCTCCACGGATCCGCACGCAGAACCCATATCCCATTGCATTCGCTTCCTTTCTTTTTTATCTGCAACGGCTCAACAGCACAAAAATGCCGCCTCCGCCTTTACATCCAAACCAAATTCTTCGGTGTACACCGTCGCAAGCTGCGCTTCGGCGGCATCCAGCCAGCAGATCCCGTCGCGCTGGCGGATCAAGCCGCGCTGCAACAGTTCTTTTTTCTGATTTTCATAGATCGTCACTCCATACGGCTGCAGCGCGCGCAGCAACGCGCCCAGCACCGTTGCGGTCGGCAGCTGATGCAGCAGCTCGGCCGCTTTCTCATCGTAGGGAACGAACAGCGGTTCGCCCGCGTTTCGGATCAGCGCGAATTTCTCGGCGATCGTCGCAAAGGGGAACCACAGATCGCTCTTGTGGCGGTAGATCTCGCCCAGCGTGTCGGTGTCGTCCAGCACCTCGCTTTTCGCGAATTTGACGCGGAAGTAGGCCGCCAGTGCCTCCGGCCCCAGCGGGTCCTCCGCATATTGGGGCAGGATCTCGCGCAGCGTGACATTGCCCTGCCGCTTTACCTCTTCCTGCCCTTTTTCGGGCGGCAGCTCAAAGATATATACCGGCGCGGGCCGCGGATCTTTGCCGTTTCGGTTGCAGCGCCCGGCCGCCTGCACGATGGCGTCCAGCCCTGCCGCCTCGCGATAGACCACGGGCAGGTCGATGTCCACGCCCGCCTCGATCAGCGAGGTGGAGATGATCCTGCACGGCAGGCCCTCTTTAAGCCGCTGCCGAATTTCTTCGAGCTTTTGGGTGCGGTGCGCCGGGCACATCATCGTACTCAAGTGATACGCTCCGGCCTCCTCTCCGCCCAGGGCGCGCGCAACGCGCTGCACGGTGGCGCGGCGATTGAGGATGCACAACACCTGTGTCTGCCGCGCCAGCCGGTCCACCAGCGCGCTTTCTTCCAGACGGCCCAGCACAACGCCCTTTGTGCGCTTCATAGCACGGAACAGCTTTCCCGGGTCCGCTACAATCTCCCGGATCTGCGGCGGCTCCACCCACACGCTCTGGTATTCCGGCTGGGTGGCCGTGCAGATCACGACCGTGGCGTGTGCGTCCTTGACCAGAGCATCCAGCATCGCGAGACAGGGCTTCAGCACGCCGTCCGGCAACGCCTGCATCTCATCCAGAATGAGGATGCTGTTTTGCAGGTTGTGCAGCTTGCGGCAGCGAGACGGCTGGTTGGAAAACAGCGACTCGAACAACTGCACATTGGTGGTGACCACCACCGGCCGCCCCTGCCAGTTTTCCGCAGCCAGATCCGCCTCGGTGCCTTTCTCCGGTGCTTTTGCGCTGCTGTGGTGTTCCAGCACTGCGTCGTCGCCCAGCACCGCACGGAACACCGCCGCGTTCTGCTCGATGATGCTGCAAAACGGGATCGCGTAGATGATCTTTTTCATCTCCGGATGCGCCTGCGCATGGCGCAGCGCAAACCCGAGGGATGCCAGCGTTTTGCCTCCGCCGGTGGGAACCGTCAGCGAATAAAACCCCACCGGACCCTCGGCGGCGCGCAGGCAGTCGGCGCGGATGCTCCTGCGCAGCGCGTTGATCGCGCTCGGCTCACTCTCCTGTTCCAGCGCTTCCATGTATCGGTCGTACCGCTCGGCCAGCACTTGCAGCGTAGGGCCCTCGGTGCGTTTTGCTGCCTGGTCAGGCTGGAAGTAGGCTTCGGTGTCCAGATAATCGGCATCCACCAGCGCGGAATGCAACAGCTTGCAATAAAGGTACATTTCAAACGGAAACGTTTTGGCCGAACGGCAGAGCGGCGGGCGCAGCGTGTTGCCCGCCGGGCAGGGCAGCTCGGTCGCCGCCCGCTCCACCTCGGGCGGGGTCGCATCCTGCAAGCGCTGCTGGGTGGCGCGATGGCCGTTCTGCTGCGCGGCGCCGTCCGGTATGCCGCCGTGATGGCCCAGGATCACCGGCGCGACGATGCGCGGCCACGGCTCGCCCAGACGTTTCGCCAGCAGCGCACCGCCCGACGTGGAATGATCCACATGGCCCTTGCCGGTGCGTAGGTAATCCTGAAACCCCTGCTGCGCCTTGCCCAGGTCGTGCCATGCCCCCACCAGCGCCGCGAGCCGGGCCAGATCTTCATCCGCAAAGGCTTCCGCCGCCCGCCGCGACACCTGTTCGAGGTGCTCCTGCAAAGGTTGCCCGGCCGGGTGCAGCTCCGTCGGGCTGTGCGCCAAAATTTTCGTATCCACGTTTTGTTCCCGCCTTTCTCTTTTTATTTAACCATGTCTAGTAAATATTGTCAATTATTTACATCATTTTGCTTATTATTTACGGATATTGTCGCCTTTTCTCTTCATTATTGATTTCGTATAAAATTCAGTTTCCATAATTTTACTCATTCAAAGGGCTTCGCCTGCACTTTTTCAGAGACACGCTACACTAAGTTCATGGTCAGGTGTCATACCTGTGGGTTTAAATGTATATAATTTTGTTATCGAAGAAAGGGCTGTTGCAAAGCAAAAACTTGCAACAGCCCCTTTTTCTATGCGCTGCTAACGGCGAGCGAATGCCTCCCCTTTCACAGCTCGCTTCGATCAAAAAAATCAAAACCCCACGTAAAACGTGGGGTTTGCAGAACGGCCCCATAGGGGCCACAATACCAGCCGCGCCTAAAGGCGCACTATGAGCGACGTCAACCGCACTTGACGTCGCTTTTACTTTG